GACCCCCGCCGACCTGCCGAGGGTGTGACGATAGACGAGCCACACCAGATCCTTCGTGCGCCCTCTCCGGCAGGGGGCAGCACACAGGGCCTCGAGGACGGCGTGAGGAACTTTGGAATAGCTCACGGGTTAGAATGGAATGTCTGAGATGTCGACGTTCCGCCGGGAGTCTTGGCTATGGTGAGACCGAGCCGGGGTCGGCTCTCGTTGGGAATCCCGCTTGCCTGCGAACTCCACCCGCTCGGCGATGAGGTCCCAAAACTCCCGACCATCCTCGGCCTTGCGGGAAATCATCCGGCCTCTGATGGTGACATAGTCGCCCTTGCCGACGTATTGCTTGCAGAGTTCGGCTTGCTTCTCCCATACGGTCACACGGAACCATTGGGTCTCGTTATTCCGCTCTCTGGTAGCTACTGAGAAGTTGCCCACCGCCTTCCCGCTTTGGGTGTGTCTCAGTTCCGGTGCTTGTCCGACGTGCCCGCCGATCGTGATATTGTTCATTGGTTCCTCCAGTCCGTTCCTAGTGTTCGATATTCGATCGTCCGACCCGCTCGATCGGCGTGTAGTATCCCTTCCTTCATTCCCTTGCTGATGCCGAGGTCGGTATAGAAGACGGATGCCTCGGCAACGTCGGCCCATGCGAAACCGGCCGACATACCACGCTCGCGGTCCTCCGGTATGTCATCGTCTAGGACGAGATATTGAGTGTAGAGCGCGTGAGATACGAACGGAGCATCGCCGCGTGCTAGGCAGTCGGCCATGCATGCCCGAGCGTATTGTAGGTTCCTCTCGACGTCGCCGGCATAGGGCGATTCGAGGTAAACTAGTCGCCACTTCATAGCGCTAGCGTCTGCTGAGCCCGTGCGTTATCCAGATTGCGGCACGCCTGCCCGAAGTAGGATGACTTCAACTCAGCACCGATGAATCTCCGGCCCTCCTGTAGGGCCACGTAACCCTCGCTCCCAATGCCTGCGAAGGGGCTATATACCGTGTCGCCGGGATTGCTCCAGAGCATCAGAGCGCGGCGTATCACACCGAGTTGTAGTGGGCAGATATGCCGCTCGTCTTCGTGCTCTCTTGCGCTCCTGTACTGGAGCGTATCGTTCGGCTTTATGTCATGCCATACGGGTGACGCGTAACGCTGCCACATCGACACAGGGAACGACTCGTTAGTGTGTGATACGCGTTCGGGATTATCTCCCGGCTTCCGCATTGTGACGAGGTAGTCGGGTATCCCTTGGCGGCTCATGCAACTATCCTTCTTTATCTGCTTGTGGAGCAGACCGAGCGCCTTGGTCCGTTGCATCGCCGTGACCGGGTCTTTCCAGATAACCACCTCCGAATGGAATACCCATCCCGCATTGACGAATCGGCGTATCAACTCCCCCCTGAAATCGGACAACCCGATCACTCCGTGTTTCGTCTTGGATGTCGGGAGATTCATGCAATGGAACGAGAGCAGGCGACCCGGCATCGTCGCGCGGTATAGCTCTCCGATCAGGTAGTCGAAATGCACGAAGAACTCGGCCTGATTGGCGCAGTTACCCATATCGCGGTCGCTTGCCGAGTAGGTATAGAGCGACGCGAAGGGCGGCGAGAATACTGTGTAGTGCAACGAATCATCGGGCAGTGCTGCCGTCACTTCGACGCAGTCTGCGTGATACATTGTCCAGTCTTCGCCGCTCATCACGTCGCGGTCGTATGGCGTATCTGTGACCAATGACTCACCGTTGATCTCGTCGTTCATTGTCTCGCTCATCATCTCCACCATTTGAGCGGCCATGTCGTCGGCCTGTTCCTGTTTGCGTTTAATATTCTCGAGCACAGCAATCTCAACATCCGTGGAGAAGACGAACACGTCGACCGCGCTCCGTTGTCCGAATCGCCAGCAGCGGCGGATCGCTTGGTAGTATTGCTCCCACGAATGCGAGAGACCCACGAATGCCATTTGGTGACAGTGCTGCCAATTCATCCCGAACCCTGCGATCTTCGGCTTCGTGACGAGCACTCGAGCGGTGCCGCTTGCGAACATACCGAGCCGCTCCGACTTCACTTCCGGTGCGTCCGCTCCTGCGACCTGAATCGCCCCGTCGATAGCCTTCGTGAGTGCATCACCCTCCGCGTTCAATTCGCACCATATGACCCACGATCCTGGCGTCCCATTAACCAGTTCCGCGACGGCAGATATGCGAGAGGCCGCTGTCACTTTGCGCGCCCTACGTTGCTCATTGAGTGACCGAGCAGGGAGCGCGAATAGCTCTCCATCGGATTGAATCCCGCTCTCGATGATCCGTTCATGCACGTCGAGAGGAGGGAGGTCGAATCCTTCGCGATCTCCGCCGATGTCTGCCGGGGTTCGGAGCATTACTGCCCACGTTGCCAACCATGCCCAGAAGTCTTCTACGGCGTGTCCCTTGAGCCGCCACTTTGACGTGTCGCCGCCGTCATGCACAAAGTAAGTAGAGAGCATCTCTACACGTGAAAGAGCCCCGACGAACTCAGAGTGATTACCTAACTCCATATAGTCGTTGGGAGCCGGTGTAGCCGTACACGCGAGCCGGAAAGGCACTCGGGCCGAGGCCTCAATGATAGCGTTGCGGGTCGATCCGGTGTGGGATTTAAGGATAGACGACTCGTCTAGTACGAGGCCGGAGAAGTCCCCAAGATCGAACTTCTGGATCTGCTCGTAGTTGGTGATGGTAATTCGGGCCGACTTCGTGCCGTCCCGCGAGACCTGCGCTGAGTACCCCCATCGGTCGGCCTCTGATTTAGTCTGCTCGGCGACAGCCAACGGTGCCACAAGGAGCACATCCCCGGGCACGTGGTGAGCCCATGCAAGTTGCTGGAATGTCTTACCGAGGCCGCAATCCTCGAACATGCACGCTTGGCCTTTGCGGAGCGCCCAACTGACGATCCGCGCTTGCCAGTCAAAGAGGCTCGAATGGAGCCGTCCCGGTTCCACGTCGATACCGTTGAATGCGTGCATCCTCGCCTTGCTCGACAAGAATGCACGGTAGTCCTCGGTTGTGTTGAGTTCATTCATGGCCGCAGTGCTTCGTCTTTCCACTCTTGGGGTATCGGGTCGGCTTGTCCGCTGTTGGACGTTCTAGGGGCAGTTGCGGGCGACGTGTGAGCACTCGCCGCCGCTACCGCATCCGCTGACTTCTGAGCCTGGTAGAGATTCTTTAGGGCCTCGAGGTCTCCCGCCTCCAATGCGGCGCTCACCTTCTCGAGTCGTCCACCTGTCAACGCCATCGAACCGAACTTGACCCGGGCCGCTTCGATGCGGTCAGCCTTCGTCGCCACGGCGGGAGGGGTGTGGTCTCGATCGTCACGTCGATCCATGTCGGCGTCACCGGCTCCCCGGGCGATGAGGAGGAGGCCTCGCAGGGAATACCCGAGAGCCGCAGTCGAGGCGCCCGCTATTGCTTTGTCCCACGGTCGGCCTCGGCCAGGAATGACAGGCCAGGAGCGGGTCGGGATCGGCATCGTGGCCCCGCTCGTGTGCACTAGCATCCGCTCGGTGGTGAGCACTCCGAGTTCGGCGTCCAGTATCTCGAAGCGTTGTCCCATCTCCACCAAGACGAGACCCTCGAGGACGAGAGCAAAGCGAGCCGCCGAGATGATAGACTCGGCTGTAACGTAGCTGTATCCGTGATGCCGGTTCTCGCCGTCCAAAGGCAGATCTCTGATCCGCCCCTGAGACCTCACGAGGGCCGCCGCTAGCTCGGGGTCTATCTTGTGTTCGGTCATGGTTCCTCCTGCTTGGGTTTCGCGGCGGTCCAGCGGAACGATCGCCCGCCCGCCGTCACGCGTGTGTGTTGTTCGATCTGCTCCTCGGTCGCTCCTGCGGTCTCGGCAACGGCCTTCCAATCGGTCTTGACTGCGCCCTTGCGACGAGACCACAGGGCTTTACCTATGCCCTCCGCTTTGAGCCCTTTGGACTTCGAGCCGATGCGGTCACATATGCGCGCTTTGGCTTCGGTCTCCTGGCGCGTCGCGAACTCTTTACGCAGTCTCCAGACCTGATAGCTCTCGAGGAGGTCGGCCCCCTCTGCATCCGCATCGATGACCTTGCCCTCGTCACCCTCCCCATGTTTGCGTGCGAGGGAGCCATCCGCGAGGCTCTCCGCCGCTGCCCTCGGTGGGGTCTCGGTCTCGATATGGTCGGCCCACCACGTGACGATAGACGCTAGGTCGGCCTCGGCCTCGGCTCGGTCGAAGGGGCGGCGGTGGTACTC